GCTGCCGTCCGAGACTTGTTGCTCTGACGAAACCCTGATGTAACCGTAGATGTTATTGATCTGCTTGATTGGTGTAATCACGTTGCCTCCACAAATGGGTAATCTAGTTTTGATTTGGACCAGTAAGTATCACCTTCGTAGCTATAACATTTATAGCCGTTTTGGTTTAAAAAATCTTCGGCTACTTCTACGGCATACTCATAAGGATAAAGTCCACCTATCTGATGTTTCCCTTCTATCTCTATACACCACATATCAGCAGTTAATCCTTTTTCTTTTAAATGTTTTACATAACTAGCGTGGATTTCTTCAAACGGATAACTTGAATTAGTATGTGCATCAGAATCAGCTACGATCCTTAGATTATGCTCATCAGAAACAAATTCATCTCCTCTGTCCTCTAAATTAAGACTCATCTTTTTTCTCCTTTTGTTATTAATTAAATATCTCACACATGAATAATACAGGAAAAAGCAAATATGTACAACTATTTATACAAATAAATATTATTCTTTTTTAAGGTCATTATCTCTTCCAAAAGCGAGTTGATGGATGACTCTTTGCAAGCTGTCGAGCTCTTTCTTTTCTTCTGCGTCTGTCTTCTTCTTTTGCAGCTGGCGGCCCCTCTCTCCCAATAACTTTATTAGAATCTTCTTGTCGTACTTGGTTAGTATCAATCGCATGTCTTTGTTCCTTAAATTTATTGATTAATGAATCGTAAAGCTTGGTGTCTATGTCGCGCATTGCTTGTATGGCGCTGATGTTGTCTTTGTAATATTTTTCTAAACCGTAAACGGTGCTTATCCCGGATATAAAACCAGTAATCAAAGCGTAAATGTTTTCGGCGTATTCTTGGCTGGCTTGCATTACAATCTGTTTGCACTCCCTTTAATTCTTGGGTCTACTCGTAGATTGTAGTCTTTGGTAATCACACCCAGCTTGCGATTACCGCGCCAGTGAGACTTACGCCATGTAAATCCACCGTCAGGTGTTCGCATTAAGTGGCCCCTTACTAAGTGAAATCTTTTCTTCTTGGCTTCACCGTCAGTGTGGTCGTCACACTCGGTGGGTATGTTAAGATCAAGCAAGTAATGTTCGTACATGGGTTTCACGCGATCTCTGGGAAACGGCTTGCCTGTTTGGTAAGTCAACTGCTTTGGCTCCAAGCCTTTTTGTTTGAGCTCTCTAACACAAAACTCTTTAAAGTCAGGATGCGAATAAACGCTCATGTGACTTACGGCCGAAAATACTCTTTCCCATAATTGCATCCCTGTATTTAATTTTTCCATGCCTACTGCTTTGCCTAGTGCTTGTGCTTTAAAAAACTTTTTTTGTTCTTTTTCTGCACCACGATAAGCAAAAGGTTTGCCTTTAATTCCGTATGATTTTAAAGGACTTAAAAACGCATCTATGTAACAACTGTTATCGGGTGTAGTTGTCATTTCGTTCATATCTATAATCGCGGGTTGAAACTTTCTGGTTTGTTCAAGGGTTAGGCCCGCTGGCAAAACAACAATTTGTGGATATGAAAAACACTTGGGTCCAGTCATTGCTTGTATGTCTAATGGGTCGTATTCATCTGTGTTTGACCATTCGCTTTTATCTGCATTGGTGTAGATATTAGCTATGCACAGGTATACATCTTCAACCCCGTGTGAAATCCATTTTTCTATAAGGTCTTTCCAGCCAGCATTAGAACGGATGCCCAAATAAGTTGTTTGAAATTTATACAGCGGTATTTCTTGTACACTAACCATATTGGACCAAAGCGTATGTGAATCCTCTGTGTGGTGTTGTATCAATAAAGTTTTTTCATGTGGCACTCTCATGTGTATGTCTTTAAAGAACTGTTGAAAACCTAAATTTTTAGGTAAGTTTTTGTGCAACGTACTTATATGGTATTGAAATTTTAAACTGTCGTTCCAGAGCTCGTATTGTCTATGTGTCCATTCGTTGTAATTTGTATTGTCTTCGGGGTATCTAAATCCGAGTATGCCTCTATCTGAAAGACGTTTTACATTAACTTTTTTCTTGTCCAGAAAAAAATCCATCATTTTATAGAAGGCTGGATTTAGTGTGTTTTTATTGTTTTCCATGTCAATCTAATCCTAGTTTCTTTTTGAGCGCAGCTGTTTTCTCATCTTTGTATTTTTGTCTTAAAAACATTTTGTATTGAGCTCTGTATTCTCGGTAAGAAAATACGTCATCTTCGTTTTCCGCTTGCTTTTCTTTTTTATACTTAAAATATAATTTTTCACAAAACTTATCAAACGCAGAACGGTCATCTTTTAATGTAATGTCGTCAGTCATGGGTTTTTCTTCCTTTTGTTTTCTTCCATTTGTTTTCTAATCTCATAACGCTTGAGCATGGCCTGTCTCCTTTTTAAAGCCATTTTTCTACTCATCGCCCTTGTCCTCTATATATAGATTTGCCGCGCATACGGCGTTTGCTTTTGTTCATCGTGCTGGTCCCAAGATTCTTGATACCGATAGAGGTGCGTTTACCTCTTGATCCTGTATTGGATGTGCGTTCTATATTTGTATTAGCTTTTCGCATTTGTAATTTCTTTTTTCATAAATTTATCAACTTTATTGCATATATCATCTATAACATGAGGCGCAAAATGCACATCTGCATTTTTTTCTACAGTAATATAATCTAACAAAGTGTTTATAAGATGATCTCGTACTAAATTTTCTATTGTTTCATTTAATTTTTTTTTCTGGGTTTCAAGCACCCTGTCAAAAAGTTCATCAGTTTTTCGCATCGTTGTTTTCTCCATATTCCTTATCTGTTCAGAATTAGCTTCATTTCTCCATTCGTCTTTAAAATCTTCTATGTCTTTCATTTTTTTTCTCCAATTAATTCTTCATAAAAATAATCAACCATATATGCAAATAAAACTTTGCCGTGTGTTTTTTTTAAAGGCCCCTTTGCTTTGAGTTCAAGTAAAGCATCCCATTTTTTTTGAGTTTGTTCATCCCACCTAACAGAAAAAGTAGTTTTGTATTTTGGTGTTAATTCAGGTAATTTAATGTCTTTCATATCATTTCCAACACTTTAACTGCTTGCGGTTTATCATTGCCATATCTTATACGCCCATCTTTCCATCTGTCGATAACGTAATCAGCTCCGCCAACTAAGTCGTAGTCGCGGTCTAGGTATTTCTTCATAATTTTTTTAAGTGCCTTGGGACCTACTTGGTTGTGATTTGCGTCAAACAACATGTCTAAGGTTCTTGTGTGATTTTCAAATGACATACTATGCTCCTAGTTGAAAAAGAAATAAAGTTATAAATCCTAATAAGAGAAGGCAGTAAGCCGCTTTATATAAGAAATCATGTAACTGGGGAAATCTTGGTTTGGTTCTAGTTGCCATTCTTTTCATTGCTCTGTCTCCAAAACTTCTATTTTTCTTTTGGTTTTCACAACCTCTGCCCTTCCATCATATTTGCCCTTAGACATTCTTCTTTTAAACTCTCCTTGTGCTAACCATCTAGCGTGTTTTTCATCACTAGCGTCTACGAATAGAGTTTCTTCTGCTATGTCTGTTATTTTTATTTTGTATATCATTAGGCCACCTTCTCTTCGTGATACTTAACATACTCAAGGCAAGCATCGTAGGCTGCCTCGTATGAGTCTTTGTAATGCTCATCTTGAAATGGATCGCCTTCATAGTCATTTTCTCCATCGAAGTCATTTGAATAAACCCAAGTGGTGTAGACATCCTCATCGCCGTCCCAAAGAACATCAAGAAAATCGTGTTTCTTTAGTAGAGCAACAATTTTCTTTCTGTAGCTGTACTCGGTATCTACTGACTTTTCATCTTTCTTGTAAAGTTTTCTAGCCTCAAGCATTTCATTTAACTCAGCTTCAAGTTCCTTAATCTTTTTTCTTTTTCTTTTAGCCAGAACAGTCATTTTTTCAATGCGGACCTTTGCTTCTTTCTTTTTTTCAGTCAGATACGTTTTATGATTTTCGTGCCTGTCGTAAACAAGCTCATCTGTTGGTGTGTAAAATTTATTTTCCATATTTTTCCTCGTTTATTGATTTCACGATGTCAACTATACAGGAAAAAGTTTATATGTGCAACTATTTATAAGATACATATATAAATGTATTTATTGTTGCATATAAGTACAGATAGTGTATTGTGTATATGTGAGATACAAAAAAAAGGAGAAAAAAATATGAAAACAGTAACACTAAAGCTTAATGAGCTCGAAGTCCAAGCACTTAGAAAAGCTACTCTTGAATGGAAGAAGACAATGACTGACAGTTACAACTATGTGGTTCAAAATCCTTTCAATAAATGGACAGGAGAAAAAAACCACGATCTCAAAGCTGATGACCTTCAAACCTTGCATTACATAACCAAAGCAACAAAAAGTTTACACAGAAAAGTTTTAGCAAACACTAGGAGTAAAATATGAAATGGCATGAAAAATTTAAAGGGCCCGTAACCTTCGGATTTACGTCCGATAAATTCGGTGAGATCAAATGGTCTTACAAAGATCAAGAGAAACAGTGGCATCAGACTGGCATCATTAAACCCAAGGACTTAGTGGTCCTGACTAAACTGTCAGCTGCTGACGAAAAAGAAGTCATTGACGAAATGATGGTCGAGCTTGAAAAGGCTAACCAACTGGTCAAAGATAGGGCCAACGCGCTGGCCAGAAAAAGAAGGGCGGCTACCTAAAACAAGGACCCGTAAACCAAACAACGACTGCATAGCGCTCACCAGAGGTGATCGGATTGATCTTGTGCGGTATAAAGCTACTGAAAGCCACCACATTCCCAGTCTTGGGTTTGGTGCAGCTGGGTTCCTCGCCAGTTCTGAAACACATTTCACCGCCCTTGTAATCCTCATTCAATAAAATCGATACGCTGACCTTCCGAGAGGATTCGTTGTTGTTTGAGTCTAGGTCGATGTGATATTCGTAACCGTTGGATGGCGACTTGTAGTGCATGATCTGCGCTTTCTCAATCCCTGTCAGCTCGTACTTGAAGTAAAGATTAACCATTTGTGCGACTTTTTGGAAGATTTCGTACAGTTCCTCGGCCTCATGTTCAACAAAGTAAACGTCAGCGTCTCTGACGGTGGTATCTTCTTCCTCCTTACCCTTCTTGTTCACTTTGGCCTTAGAAGGAACCGCATCAACCAAGTAGTCTTTGAAGGCTTGCACTTCTTCGTTGGACAAAGCCATTCCTGTAACGCCGTGTTTAGATGGCTGCATACTAAGAAAATATATCTATATCGTCTACGACTCCACCATTAGCAAATTTTTTGCCAAACTCTATTCTGTACTCTGGACTGCCACGCGAATCAAATCTTGCTCCAGCATCAACAAACGTATCTCTTTGCGGCTGGTATCGGACCCCTAAGTCGCCAGTAGCTCTGCCACGCTCGTCTATGTTTGCTCCCATTCTAAAATTAGTATTATTAGCTATGGGCATATCTGGGATGCTGTAATTCAATCTTGCGCGGGATTCAGGTCCTAAAGTAGCATCAAAACCAAGTCTTCCGCTGTCTCCTAGCGCCATCGATCTTGAAATATTGTAATCAGGTGCTCGGCCTCTTAATAAAGTTTCTTTGAGCACATTGGGTACTCTCAGGCTGTCGAGAAGCTTGGGTAAAACAAAATTCATTGCTACTTCGTTTGTTGGAAGGTTGTTTTTGATGTCGTTTTGTGTGTTCACGTCCAAACCAGACAGCTCTAGTGCTTTGTCTGTGCCTAATAATTTTATAGCTTCAATCAGCGGCATACCTTGTAATAAATTGTTTTGAAAAGCGGCGTAGTCTGGTTTGTCGCCCGTAAATTTCAATTCATTTAAAATATTAGGTTTTCTTGGTATGTTTAAATTTTCAATTCCAGCCATCTTTTTCTTTCTGTTTATAAATACTCCAGTTAGACTTTATCACATTTAACCAGTCGTCCATAGACATGATGGCCATTTTTTGGTTGTCTACCTCCCATTCGGGATTTACTGCGTGTAAGGGTATAGCCACTCTAGTGGGAACGCGATTGAACTTAAAAATCAGGACGGGTATGGTACCTTCTTCGTCTGCCGTAAAACACACTTGCCTCCACCATTCCGATTTGAGCCAGTTGCCTTCTTTGTAATGCTTGCACTCGATAGAGTGAAACGGAATGTTTATGTCGGAAAGGTTTTTGGTTTGGTACTGATCTAGGTTGCGCTTACAGGTTACGTCAAAATTATTTTGCAAAAAAAATTCGTTTAGGATTCCTACGACCTTTCTTTCGTAACTAGCTCCCTTAGTTCGCGAATTAATCGGCATGGTCAGGATTTTTTCGATCCAACTTTTTTTGTATACATGTGCAAACTATACCAGATGAAAAGGGCAATGAGTTTTTTTTATGATTGGGTGTACTCAACTTAGTTATAATTACATCAGCTGCGGCTAAATCTATATATGGGTGTATGGGGTCAAACGAAGGGCCCAAGCTAGGCAAAAACTGGGTCCTAGGGACTCCAATGTTACTGTTGTGAGCACACCGTATTCTTTAGTGTACATATCTGCATGTTAATATACACGCGTAAGTCATTGATTTCATTAGCTTTTTTGCTAATTTTTGAATTTTTCTGTATTTTTCAGAGCCTAGCGGAAAGGGGGCCTAAAACTTAGTTACATACTCTATTTATCTGTAGGTGAATAGTCGTCAATGTTAGCTCCTAATAGCTTGGACAATCGCTCCTTAATATCGTCCTTACTCATCTGATCTACTGACGCATTTATGTTAATGTTCTGCGATCTATTAATAGATAAACCAGCTAATTGATTGAGCTCTTTGATGGCTGACACAGCTGCGTTGAGCTGTCCATTCTCATACGCTTGCTCTGTTATCTTCCACAACATACTGCCAGTCTTGGCTGGCGTAATGGCGTACTTCTCTCTTAGTTCGTCTTGCTTAATCCTTATCGCTTTAACCACATTCGGATAGTCCTTACCATTTAGGAACTTGTTGGCAGCTTGTGCTGGGAACTCGAAGCCAGCCTTTCGTGCTGCTTCTGTCTGGCCACACGCACCTTCGGTGTAATGCCACACGAATGATGACTGCATCTCAGTCAGCCCATGCTCGTCATCCTTCTCAAATTGTGTAGGCACATCAACCAACTTCTCTTTTGGTTTTCTTGGTCTTCCTTTTATTCCCATGTTATTCCTCAATGAAAGCCATAAACTTTCCTTCTTCTATCATCATTATGGCTATTACGTTCTGTCCCTTCAACTTTCTCACCACACCTGAGTAGTTCTTAACCGATAATATAACAGCTTTGATCTCAAATCTTTCATCATCAGTTCGTATTGTTATCGACTTTAATTTATTCATCGTTATCTCTAAACAGTGTAAGGGGGCAGTGTATAGCACTCAAACACTTTCTTATGGTGTTCTCTCCTATTTGTACTGTAACCATGATTAATAGTTATATATATAATATAGATACACTAATACACTAATAGTAGTAATAGCCTTATAAATAAAGGAAAGTTCGACAGGGTAGCATTTTTTTACTATACACTGTTCAGTGTACTCACCCCACCCTACTCTACTCATATACATACATTACTCCACATTACCACACACACGCTCACTCCACACACCCCACCACACAGGGTAGGCTACCCTCCTTTCGGCCTTATCCTTACACTCAGGCTGGCTCTGATTCCATGGTCATTCAAGACCTTTTTTAGCTCCGCTAATGCTAAATCACCTTCCCGTCTAACGACCTCACCAGCCTCCACAGTAAGAACGTGCATATAGTCTTTGTTCTCCAAATAAATCATCACTTAAATTTTCTTTGTATATACTTAAATGTTGCATATATTGTTAGTCCATAAAACGCCAATACACTCATGGGTAGTGCTATATATACCAACTCCCAAGGTGATAAGAACAAAAGTTCCCACGTGAAATTAATCGCTGCTTCGGCATCACCTTGTGCCTTGCTTGGTAAATTACCAACCTCATCAATAACTTCTAATTCATAATCAGTGACAAAGTTAATCCAATCATCTTGAGTGAAACAAACTTCAAACTGTTCAGGACATTCATGTTCCATTATTTGTTTTTCTCCAAATTAAATAACCACCAATCTTGTAGTGATACTATCATTCTGTGCGCCGCGAAGAATGGCATAAGGACCGCGACTGTGACTAGGCCTACGCCCAACATTGTTATGAACAACCACACAGATAGCCATTCTTTAATTATATTCATGCTTCCACCAACCTCATGCCATAATTATTGTGCCCTACAGGAATATCTAATCCTTCTTTTTTTATAAATCGGTTATTTTTAAAAGGCCTGTAGTTCACGTAGTGATGCCATCTATTGAAACGCCACACAACTTTCGCCACATCAGGGTGCAATGCCTGTATCATTTCTGACTTAGGCAAAGTGCCTTCTTTGGCGTAGAACTCTTCGGTGTTGCCACCTTTTACCTTCTGTGTTGTGTTCTTCTCTTGCAGAAAAGCATTGAACTGAACCGTGCAATGGCCATCTTTCAAAACCCTCAATGACAGGTCCGTGTCTTCGTTGTATCTACCCCTCCAACGGTAAGGTATGTTGTTTTGTATTAACAGTATTGAATAAATGCGCGTGTTTCTTACAAAAGGTGGCAGAGGTTCTTTGGCTTTCGCAAAAAAATCGTAGTTTAAGCCAGCCAGATAGACATTTTCGTATCGGTCTACAAAGTCTTCGGCTGCTTTTAATATAGTGCCACTGGTAACTTTACACATCAAATTACGATTCAATCTATTAAAAGAAGCAATGTTGTCATCCATTACCCAATGTCTTATAGCTCCTAAATTTATAGAATGGTCCCAACAAAAGTTTCTAGCAGCTCCCGGTCCCTTACCCTTACTGTCGCCAAGATCATCGCAAGTGTCATATTCATTTAGATAATGGTTGGGTAACACCAACACTTTTTTTGAATCTATAACAGAAGCATAATTATCGTATTCCTGTTCTTCAACAACAATATAGTAAGGAACAGACATCAACTCTAAAGCCTTGCTTGTGTGTCTTGTTTCCCATCGTCCTTTGGAAACTATATATATAGGGTAACTAGGATTCGTCATCAATATATTTGTATTTAGCAGCTCTACGAAAGGGTGCGTGTGGAAACCATAAGGTTTTTTGTTTTGGCGTAATTTCTTGCTCCATCAATACTTTAAATTTATCAAAGTCTTCTTGGTTTCTAAATCGGACATTAACCTGATGCCAAGGCCTTAAATCTTCTTGTACAAATTCTGGCATACCGTTCCACTCATCTTCACACTTTGCAAAAAACTCTTTTTGTTTGTCTTTACTCATTAATCATCCCCAAATCGCGCGTTAAAACCGCCTGACTCTTCGACAGCGGTATAGTTAATATCATAGACGTTCTTGCCATTGGTCCTTCGCTTCTCCACACCGCGTTCATGCAAGACCCTAGCAGCTTCTTTAAAGTCTGGCATCCTCGGTGCTTTTATGCCCAAGTCTCTGAGTAACTTAGTCATCTGTACTGGTTTGGTGAACTCACTGTCGAAGTCCACATGCTCCAGCAGTAGGTCTTCTACACTGGATTGTGTGCGGTACATCTCATTCGATTCGTTTAGTAACTCGCGCTCATCTGGTGACAGATACCAATTCATCTGGCCCTGTACATACAACGTCTCTTTAACTTCGGCCCACAGCTGTTGCATATTCACATTGTGGTTCACGTCTATATCTTTCACGGCGAGTACCCAAAACCTTCGGTTGCCAGACGTGTCCGTCAAGAACTCTCTAGCGTTGACACTAGCGTAGAAAGCCGTGCGCCTTTGGTAAGTGGTGAAGGCTCGGTCATACGGCAGTCTTAACTCGTCCGTCTTCGCCGTGACAAAAGCTTTCAGCTGATCTATGTCTGACTTCTTAAAAGTGCTCTCAATTTCGCCCAACTCCACTATCCAGTGGCTAACGGCTCGCTTCACGCTGTCCTTATCACTAGGGTTCAGTGTAGCTCCTTCCAATAGCCAACCCTTCTCGTAATCGCAAAGTCGCTTGAACCACAGCGTTTTACCTAATCCTTGTGCGCCCTGTAGGACCAGTATGCCCTCTGTCGAGACACCCCTTACTTCGTAAGCAGCGGCCACACAACTGATGAGCCACTTCTTCATTAGCATCTCTTTGAGCTGTGCACTGTCGTGCGTAGTAAGGCTATCCAAGAACTTTTGCATACGGCTCTCGCCGTCCCAAGGGATGCTGTCTATCCATTCCTTAACAGGGTTGTATTCGTTGGCCAATATCTTTAAGTAGTCTCTAACCTTAGTGTGTGGTATGCCCATGTTGATACACCGATCTTCGATCTCAATTAAACTGGCCTCTTCCTTCATATCAGCGATGAACTGCATGTTGGGTATCTCTATCTCCATTCGCTTCTTAATCACGTTGTAATTCACGTCTACGCCGTGTGTCTGTAGCACTCCACCGATGTTGTCCTTAGTATTTAAGAAACGTCCACTGGCGTTGCGTTGGAACTCAAATTCAACGGGTAGGTCCAACTTATCCAGCGCGGGCAGAAACTCGCCGTCCAACGCCTCTGTGTCATTCTTATGGTCATTGTAGTCACCCTTAGTCTGTGGCATCAGTACCTCGGCCCTACCTTTATTCTTGGTTATAAACTGACAGGCTTTAGTCGCTTCCTTCTCACCCGTTTTACTATCATCGTTGTCCGCTATGAATACATGCTTGCGGTCATGGAAAAACTCGAACATCGTCTCTGCGACAGGCGTAAGATTGTAAGCATCAAATGACACGATGACTGGCTGTGAGAAGTCAGCGTAAATACTTGCTGCGGTTGCGTAACCTTCGGCGTAATTAATAATTGTGCTGGTTTTGAGTATCTCTTGTCCCAAGATAAAAAAGCTACCGCTTTTTTTAGAACCAGTAAGAAAAAGTTTTTTGCCATCTTCATCTATGTATTGCAGTCCGACCACGGCCATGCTTTTGTCATACAAAGGGATGACCAACTGACCGTGTGTGTTGACCCTCAATCCATAAGGTAAAACTTTCTTTCTCTCTAAGTACGGATGCTTTTCACACGGTGTGGCCTTGTCCCAAAGTCCCTTCGCTTTTTTAGCCGTCTCTTGATGCTTTTTGGTTTGTTTGATCTCGGCTTCTTTTCTTAACTTGTCTATCTCGATTCTTTCTTCTTTAGTAATCGTCTGTTTCTTTTTATTCTCAGGCTTCCAATGATGAGTGGGAACATCAGCCGAGGTTCGATAGTCACCCAATCTGCCGTAAGGAACAGATTGATCTAACCACAGCTGATACCACCCGGTTAGCTTGCGCTTACCACCGACATTGATGTAGGCCCGACCTATTGAGCCGTCAGTGAGTAAGCCTTTGCTGGGTTCTGGTTCCAACCCGTGTTCAGCTAAAAAATTGCTAAATTCGTGTTGGTAATTTATAGTGAGGGGTTGGTCAAAATTCTTTTTCTTAGGTCGGTTTAATTTTAAAGACATCAATCTTCCTTTTTTTTTACATTTGCTTAATTTGTATTATTGTGTAGAATACTACATAAATTAATTCAAATAAGCAAACATTATAGGAGACAATTATGAGCTTAACTTTAAAACAAGGTGACAATGATTTTGAAAAACTGGAGAAAGGTATCTATCACGCTACCTGTTTCAGAATGGTTGATCTCGGCACACAAGACAACACTTACCAAGGTCAAACCAACAAAAGATTACAGGTCAGACTAGACTTTGAGATTACAGAATCTGTAGACCCAGAAACGAATGAAGTCAAAATGGCAGACGGTAGACCGTTTGGTGTGGGCAAAGAATACACAGCTTCTTTGTTTGAATCTGCAAACCTTAGAAAAGACTTAGAATCTTGGAGGGGTAAAAGCTTCTCACAAGAAGAGCTGGATAAATTAGAACTGACTGACTTTTTAGGATGCACAGTCAAAATAGAAGTTGGATTGACACAAGCGACAGCAGAATTTGCTGGCGGCAATCCAAAAATAGTTAGGTTATCTGAACCACGCAGTGGCATGGAAAAGGTAGCCACTGTAAATCCACAGGTTGCATTTGACATGAGCGTTTACTGTGATGAGTTTAATGGCAACAGCAATGCTGACACCAAAGCTATGTGTGATGTTTTCGATGAGATACCAGCCTACTTACAGAAGAAAGTAGAAGAAAGTTACGAATACAGAGCAGCTGTAGAAAAAGGTGATGCAGCTCCTGTAGCCACAGAAGAGGTAGAAGAAACAACAGAATCATTGGCTGATCTAGCGTCCAACAATGATGATGATAAGATACCATTCTAAATAGTTTTCCGTGAGCAGCTCCATATCCTTTTTTGATCTCACATTCAAATAGGTGCTGCTCACACTCCTTTAACATGAACACAAACAAAGACATGGTTAATCAACCACCTCACTACACAAATCAAGGTGAAGTTGAATGTATCGATTACATCAAACAACAATTAGGCGACAACTTTAGATACTACCTTGAAGGCACGGCCATAAAGTATTTGCATCGTTTCAAATACAAAGACAAAGAAATAGAAGATTTAAAGAAACATCAATTTTATATTAACAAACTTATAGAAGAGATAGAGCTGTCAGACAAACAAATGACAGAAGAAGCGAGGAACCTAATTGAGTAGTTTAGAGTACGACATATACAATTTGCCAGCTGCCATTATGATGGAGCACAAAATGTCACCAGACGTAATAAAAACTTTAAACGACTACCTTGACGAAAAATTAAAAGACCCATTTAGAAAATCTTTAAGCGGTGATTTGGTAGGACAAATACACCAAGGTGAACAGCTGTCCATGAATTACGAATCAGAGAAACTATTAGAATTTAGAACCATGGTTGAGAATTTAGGTGTGGCTTATCTCAGACATTTTGTAGAACAGACTGGGACCATGATAAAACCTAAACAGGTAGTCACAGACAAACTTTGGTCAGTGCATAGCTATGAAGGTGATTACAACCCAATACACGACCATCTTACCGCAACACCCATGGGCATTAGCTTCACCACTTGGACCAAAGTACCCAAACAAATAGGCAAGACCGTAGAAGGCAAAGACATAGAAGATTACAGTTTATATAACTCATCAGGAGCTATCGATGGGTACATCAATTTCACGTATGGTCTTAACCAAACCTCTGACCCTGAGAGGTTAAGACCTTCACAGTCTCGATATGTGAAACCAGAGGAGGGTAAATTGCTTTTGTTTCCATCTTGGATGCAGCATGTGGTTTACCCTTTCTTCGGTAAAGGCGAGAGGCGAACAGTAGCTGGCAATATGAATTGCTTTGACGTAACAGAAGAACAAATGAAAGAGGCAAAAGATGGAATTTAAAGAAGGTGTTTATGAAGACATGCCGTTTGAAGAATATAACGAAATACCAGCATACAGGGCATCTGATCTCAAAGATGCAAATAAGTGTTTGTACACTTGGAAGAACAGAAAAGGTATAACAGAATCACCAGCTTTATTAGAAGGCAGCGTACAACACAATGTCTTCTTAGAACACCACAACTTTGATAAAGATTTTGTTATACAACCATCTATAGACAGAAGAACCAAAGTAGGCAAAGCAGAA